TGGTCTTTGAAGATTTATTTTAAAGTCGGAACGAAGCAAATAAATAGGATAAAAAATGAGAACACTTAACGATTACTTTTTAACTGCTGAAATAGAAGATATTTCAACAGCTTCATCAACTTTTGTTGCTGTACCTGATGGTGGTAAAATAGTTAAAATTATAACTGCTTTACAAGGTGCTATTTCTGGTGCAAACGCAGCTATTACTTTTGAAATAGGTGGTACTGCTGTAACTGGTGGTGGAATAACTGTAGCTCACTCTGGCTCTGCTGCTGGTGATGTAGATACTGCTGAACCTACTGCTGCAAACAGAGTAGAAGAAGATGGCACTATTGAGATGATTACTGATGGTGGCTCTACTGGAGCTAAAAAATTACTTGTTACATTTGTAATAAGAAGATAAATAATAACTGGGGGGATCTTGTCTAGCGATACTTCCCCCCTTAAAATTTAGGAGATAATATGAGTTTTAATTATGGATTAAGACCTACAACAGTTCAGATGATTGCCTTAAGTGGTGGTTCATCAACTCAATCAGCAGCTTTTGGTTCACAATCAGAATATGTAAGAATTTGCTCTAATGCAGCAGTTCACATTTTATTTGGTGTCAACCCAACTGCTACATCTAGTAGTATTTTTATACCTGCAAACGAACCAGAAATTTTTAAAATTTCACCAGGTGAAAAAGTTGCTATTATTGGTACAAGTGGTGATGACATATCTGTTGTTGAGATGAGTGCGTAGTGGCTAGACAAAAGTTTGTTCACTTTGTTCCAAGACCTAAACCAAAGAAAAGACCAAGACGACATAAAAAGGACTTGAACAAACATGAAAAACGAATGGCTAAAAAAAGTCGTTACAAAGGACAAGGCAGAGTATGAAAAAAGATATTACATTTGATGGATTACAAAAAACAACTTTTATGAAAGATGACATGGAAGGAAAGATTGTAACCAAAGAAGAAGTTAATATTGATCCACATATTCAACACAATAAAAGATTATACAATTTAAATGATGGTTATTCTAAATCAAGAGAAATGAAAAGAGTAGCCAGTATTCCAACTTTAGCTTTATCTGTCTGGGCTAATGAGTATAATGGTAGTAATAATTGGTTTGGACTTCCAAAAGAAGTACAAAAAAAAATATTAAAAAAGAAACTAAATTCTAGTGAGTTTAGATATTTTAAAACAGCAGAAGGTAATTTATAATGGCATTAAATAGTTATTCAGCATTAAAAACATCTATTGCAAATTGGTTAAATAGATCAGATTTAACATCAGAAATAGCAGAAGATTTTATAGTCCTTGCAGAAAAAGATTTCAATTCAAAATTAAGAATAAGAAAAATGAATGCAACCGATAGTTCTTTTACTATTGATGCAGAAACAAAAGCATTACCAAGTGGATTTTTACAAGTAAGAGATTTTTATATTTTAAATGGTGGTGTTAAATATGCTTTAAAATATATAACTCCTGCACAAATGGATCAAATCAAAGGAGGTTCTACTACTGGACAACCTTCTACTTTTACAATTTTAGGAGATAATTTTAGATTTGCACCAGCTCCTTCATCTTCATACACAGGTGTTTTAAATTATTATAAAGAGTTTGATCCTTTATCAGATTCAAATACATCAAATTATATTTTATCAAATCATCCAGCTATATATTTATATGGATCACTTTATCATGCTGCAAATTTTTTAGGTGGTGTTGAACCTCAAAGATTACAACAATGGCAACAAATGTATGCAACAGCTCTTGAAAGACTTGAAAGAAATGACAGAGAAGATCAATATGGTAATGCACCATTACAACAAAGAAGTGATGTTACAGTAGCAGGTTCTTTCAATGAAAATTATGTTGCAGTAACAAACAATAACCAATAGGAGAATAATGCAAATACCTTTTGGAGAGTGGCTTCCTGACCAACCAGAATATTTAAATCCTGGTGCAACAACAGCTAACAATGTTTACTATGCAGTAAATTCTTATAAAAGATTTCCTTCATTAGTTACTTATTCATCAAACAACATTGGTGCAGATAGTAGAGGTGCAGGTTCATTTAGAGATAATTCAAATAATGTTTTTAATTTTGTTGCAAATAATACAGATATTTTTCAACTTGATGCAGGAACATTTACATCAAGAAAATCAAGTTTAACAGGAACAAATACAGATTATTTTACGTTTACACAATTTGGTGAAAATATTGTTGTAAGTAATGGAGTAGATGCACCACAATATTATTTAATGGGTACATCAACTAATTTTGCAAATTTATCTACTATAGGAACAAGTGGTACAGTTCCTGTATTTAAAGTTTCAGGAGTTATAAGAGATTTTTTTGTAACAGGTAATCACACAAATAATTCAAATAGAATTCAATGGTCAGGTATTAATGATTTAACAACTTGGCAACCTGGTACTAAACAATCAGATTTACAAGATTTGCCTGGATCAGGTGGACAGATAGTTCACATAACATCAGGTGAAATTGGTTATGTATTTAGACAAAATCAAATTATTCGTATGGATTATGTGGGTGGTGCAACTGTATTTCGTCTATCAGTTATATCTCCTAACAGAGGAGCTGTTTTAGGTAGAACTGTATGTCAAGATAATCGTAGAGTTTTCTTTTATGCAGATGATGGATTTTTTGAAATTAATGGCGATCAAGTAATTTCTATAGGTGCAGAAAAAGTAAATAGATTTTTCGATATAGATTTAAATAAAGCATTTAGTGATAGAATTTGTGCAGCAGTTGATCCTTTTAATCAATTAGCTATGTGGTTATATCCATCAGCTTCTAATGCTGCAAATACAACTGGTATATGTGATAAAGTAATTATTTATAATTATGCTACACAAAAATGGTCAACAGCAGATGCTAGTGCTAGTACAATATTTCCACAATTCGTTGGTGCTTATACTGTAGAATTAATGGATATTATATCAGAAAATTTAGATAATATTAATATAGCATTAGATACAGATTTTTGGAATGGTGGTCAAAGATATTTAGGTGCAATAGATTCTGATTTTAAAGCAGCTATATTTTCAGGCACAGAAAATGAGGGAACTATGGAAACTAGACAATTAGAGTTGTTTCCTGGACATAGAAGTAGTATAACTAATATAAGACCCATTGTGGATGCTACATCTACTGTTACTGTAAAAAGTAAAGAAAGATTAGCAGATACTGCAACAGAATCTTCATCTTCATCAATGAATACAAGTGGAGATAATCCAGTAAGACAATCTGGTAGATATTTTAAAATAAAAGTAGTTACACCAGCAGGATCTGTTTGGACTCATGCACAAGGTGTTGATGTAAATGCTACAAGAATTGGATTGAGATGACAGATAAAAATGATATAGATAATGTTAGATACAGTTTTGAAACTCAAGAGTTTTTTCAAAGACAAATTGAAGAAGCTATTAACACTTTTATAAATGAAAAAAACAAAGAAAATAATAAAGTATTTACATGGTTTATGGGAGATTAAATGACAACTAATATAAAAAATTATTCAACTACTCAAGCTAATAACACAACTTTAAACTCAATATCTGTTGCTGAAGGTATGTTACCTTCTAATTTAAATAATGCAATTAGGGCATTAATGAAAAATACAAGAGATTGGTTCAATGATGCACAATGGATTGAATATGGTGATGGAGATGCTGCTTATACTGCTGCTTATGCGTCAGCTACATCCTTTACAATTAATGGTGTAGATGTAACTTCAATTTATCATGCAGGTAGAAGAATTAAATTAATTGCAACAACTCCTGGAACTATTTTTGGTACAATAAGCTCATCATCTTTTTCTACAAATACAACTGTAAATGTTACTTGGGATAGTGGTTCACTTGCTAATGAAGCTATTAGCAATGTTTATATTGGTGTATTATCAAAAACAAATGACTCTATTCCAACAGGAATTGCTGCAACAAAAATAGCAGATGGAACTATATCAAATACAGAATTTCAACATTTAAATGGTGTATCATCAAATATTCAAACACAATTAGATGCTAAACAAGCAACTATTACTGGTTCAGCATCTACGATTGACACAGAATCTTTAACTGCAAATAGAGCTGTTATATCTAATGGTTCACAAAAAATTGCAGTATCAGATGTAACTGATACTGAATTAGGTTATTTAGATGGAGTTACAAGTTCGGTTCAAACACAAATTGATTCTAAACAAGCTACAGTAACAGGTGCTGCAACAACAATAACTTCATCAAATTTAACAGCTTCAAGAGCATTACAATCTAATGGTTCAGGTAAAGTTGAAGTAAGTGATGTAACAACAACTGAATTAGGTTATTTGGATGGAGTTACATCTAATATTCAAACTCAAATAGATGGTATTTCAGCAGGAACTGTTTCAACAATTAATGATACTAATTTTACAATACAAAATAATTCAGATACAAGTAAAAAAGCAAAATTTGATGCTTCAGGTATTTCAGCTTCTACCACAAGAACATATACATTTCCTGATGAAAGTGGAACAATTTTAACAAGTGTTGTATCAGACACAAGTCCACAATTAGGTGGAAATCTTGACATGAATGGTCAAGATATTGTAACGACATCTAACGCAGATTTAGAATTAGCACCAAATGGCACAGGTCATGTTACTGTAAGAGGTAATACTAATTCAGGAGCTATACAATTTAATTGTGAAAATAATTCTCATGGTCAAATGGTAAAAGCTCAACCACATTCAGCAGGAGTAACAAATGAATTATTGTTACCTGCTGGTGCAAATTCAACTTTAGTATCATTAGTATCTACTGATACTTTAACAAACAAAACCTTGACTAGCCCTGTCATTAGTGAAATAGTGTCAGTTTCAAATGGAAATATTGCAGTAAGTCCAAATGGAACAGGAGAAGTAAGATTATCAGGTTCTATGAACTCAACTTTTGCTAGTACAGGTAAAACTTTAGTATTTGGATTTTAATGGAGGTGTAAATGGCAAGTGAAGTATTAAAAGTATCTTTAAATGCAGCAGTTTCAAATAGTGAAACTGTTTTATTGAATGGAGTTTCAGGTCATACTTATGTCATTTTATCAATAGTAATAACTGAAACAGCAGGAGCTGCTGAAACAGTTGATGTTTATATTGATGATGATGGTGGTGGTACAGATTATGAAATTTTATCTGATCAAGCTGTTGGTGCAAATGAAACTTTTGTATTTAATGATAGAATAGTCATTGAAGATACAGATCATCTTTGTGCATCAACTGCTAGTGCAGCTAATGTTGATATTACTGTAACTTATTTAGATCAAACAAGGTAATAAATATTTATGAGTGGAATAGTAAAAGACAACGAAGGCAGAGCCTCAGGTTTAATAAAAGCTGCTTCAGGTGGTGGAGGAGCTGTTAGTTGGCAAACAGATAGTATTAAAACAGCTAATTTTTCAGCAGAAGCTGATAAAGGTTATTTTGCAGATACAAGTGGTGGTGCTTTTACAATGACTTTACCATCAGGATCTGCTGGTTCACAAATAGCAGTTGTTGATTATACAAATAGTTTTAATACTTATAATTTAACTATTGCACCTCAAACTGGAGAAAAAATTGGTGGAATTGCAGCTAATACAATTTTAAGTACAGTAGGTATATCAGTAAATTTTATTTACATAGATTCAACAGAAGGTTGGAAATTAATAAGTGATGCAACATCAAATACAACAGGTTATTTACCATTTATGACAGCAACTGGTGGAACGATTACAGAAGATGGAGATTATAAAGTACATACATTTACATCATCTGGAACTTTTACAGTTACTGCAGTAGGACAAGATTCAACTTATGGAAATAAAGTAGAATATTTAGTTGTTGGAGCTGGAGCAGGTGGTGGATCATCTCATGGAGGAGGTGGTGGAGCTGGAGGTTACAGACACAATTCAGCTTACGATTTTACAGTAACAGCACAAGCTTATTCAATTACAGTTGCAGCAAAAGTAGGTCTTTCATCTGGTGGTGGAGTTAGCACTTTTTCAACAATCACATCTGCTGGTGGTGGTCAAGGTGGTGGTGATGGAGGTGGTGATTCGGCAGCACAAGCTGGAGGATCTGGAGGAGGAGGTCAATCTTTTCCTTCCCCACCTTATTCTGGTGGTAATGGAAATACACCTTCGGTTTCTCCATCACAAGGTAGTAATGGAGGAAGTAGTTCTGGTGGAAGTCCTAATTATGGTGCAGCAGGAGGAGGAGGAGCTGGTGGAACTGGTGGATCAGGAAATAGTGGTTCAGCAGGATCTGGTGGAAATGGTTCATCAAATGATATTCATGGTTCTTCAAGAGTTTATTCTGCTGGTGGTGGTGGTCATGCACATGGTGGATCTGCTGGTGGAGGATCAAGTAATCAAGGAGGTTCTTCTGCTTCTTTAACTACTGGTGGTTATAATGTTTCTGGTGCTTATGGAATGGGAGGTGGAGCAAATCAAGGTGGTACGATTAGTGGTGCACCTGCTACTGGAAATTCATCACAAGGAGTTGTAATTATAAGGTATAAGTTTCAATAGGTAGTATTATGAGATGGTGTAAATTAGGAGTAAATGAAAAAATTTTAAATATTATTGAAGTATCTGAATCTGATTGTCAAGATGCTGATGGAAATTTTTCTAAAGAAGTTGGTTTACAATTTTTAGAAAATTTATATGGATCAGTATATTTTGTTCCTGTTTTGCCAAATTCTATTGGAGAGCCAGTTATAAATGGAAGATGGGATGATGAAAATCAAGTATTTATAAGTAATCAACCTTATCCATCTTGGACTTTTAATTATTCTACAGGAGTATGGGAAGCTCCATCTACAAGACCTGAAGATCATACAGATGATGATCCTTATTATTGGGATGAAGATACCCAAGCATGGTTAAAAAAATAAACTCAATTTGGGTAGTTGGAGGGGGAACTGCTGGATGCTCTGTAGCTTGTGTTTTAAAAAAAGTATTTCCTAATAAAGATATAAGAATATTAGAGGGAAGAAACATTCCTACTGTGGGTGTTGGTGAAAGCACTCTTGGTGCAATAAATAATTTTTTACAGTTTTTAGATATTCAAGATAAAGATTTTATGAAGGAGTGTGATGCTTCTTATAAATTAAGTATAAGATTTGAAAATTGGAAAACTAAAAATAGTGGAGCATTTCATTATCCATTTGGTGAACCTTATTATGATGATGTAATTAAAAATTATAATTATTGGTCTTATAAAAAATTAAATTATCCTCATACACCTAATTCTGATTTTGCAGATTGTATGTTTCCACAAATGGCATTAGTAAATCAAAACAAAATAAGTAACAAAGAAAATCTTTTTCCAAATTGGAACATGAAACAACATACTGCTTACCACTTTGATGCCCAAAAGTTAGGTGAGTTTTTAAAAAAAAAATTTAGAAAATTAGGTGGTAGAATACTTGTAGAAAATATTGTTAATGTTCAAAGAAATGAAGATGGCAGTATCAAACAATTAGATTTAGATACAAAAAATTCTATAAAAGGAGATTTATATATAGATTGCACAGGATTCAAATCTTTACTTTTAGATAAAACTTTAAAAGAACCATTTGAAAGTTATGAAGATATTTTACCTAATAATTCAGCTATTGCTACTAGACAACCCTACACAAATAAAAAAGAGCAATTAAAGTGTTACACTAACTGTAAAGCAGTAAGTAATGGTTGGATTTGGAATATTCCATTATGGTCAAGAATGGGTACTGGTTATGTATATTCCGACAGATATATTACTGATGAAGATGCTCTTAAAGAATTACAACAAGAGTTAGGAACAGACGAATTAGAATTTAGAAAAATATCAATGCGTATTGGTATTCATAAAAGACTATGGGTAAAAAATGTTTGTGCAATAGGTCTTTCAGCAGGATTTATAGAACCATTAGAAAGTAATGGTTTGTTATCAATTCATCATTTTTTATTTAATCTTATTCCTATTTTAAAAAAAGAAATACCTAATGAATTTGCAATACAACATTTTAATTTATCTTGTAGAAGAATGTTTAGAGGATTTGCTGAATTTGTTGCCATGCACTATGCTTTATCAGATCGTATAGATAGTGAATATTGGAAAGATATTCAAAAGAGAAATTATCCAATAGAAGAAAAATTTGTTAGTGATAAATCTGATTTTCAATTAGCATTTAAAAATAAAATGGAAGAAAATTATTGGCATCCTATTGGTGGCTTACCTTGTATTGCTATGGGTATGGATTGGCATCCAACAACTTTAGAAAATATACAGCATTCAGAATTAAATCCAGATATTTATTCATATAAAATAAAATATCATAAATTTGTTGAACATTTAAATAAACGTAAAGAATATTTTAAAAAAATAGCTTTAGATCAACCAAGTCTTTATGATTATTTGTCGGAGAATATTTATTATGAATGATACTATTTTAAATTTATTTCCTATGTCAGTTATGGTTTGTGAAGAAAAATATAAAATGACAAGTGATGAAAAAAAATTTATTAACAATTTAAAAAAAGAAGGTAACTATAATAATCAAAAATCAGTATCTAGTTATGTTCTTGAAAATAAAGAATTAAAATTATTTAAAGATTATCTACAGAAAAAAATAAATCATTATATGTATAATCACATGAAATATAATGAAAATATTGAATTTTATATTACTCAATCTTGGATAAATTATAATGACAAAGATACATGGCATCATAAACATTCACATCCAAATAGCATTTTAAGTGGTGTATATTATGTTCAAGGAAATGCACCAATAGAATTTTATAGAGCTTCATCACATTTTACGTTTGATTTTCCATGTAAAGAATTTGTTACAGAAAATTCAACAACTTGGTGGGTTGATGTTCAACCACAAGATTTGATATTGTTTTCTTCAACGCTTCAGCATAGTGTAAGAAAAAATGAAAAAGATGAAACTAGAATTAGTCTTGCATTTAATACATTTGTTAAAGGAAAAATTGGAGATGAAAAAATGCTTACAGAAACTGATATAAAACATGAATTAAAGGAGTTGGATATTTTTCACATTTAATTGAATTATATTAAATAAAATATTATAAATAATTATGGCTAATATATATAAAAACGCAGGATTTGCTTTAAGCACAACAAATTTAACAACTATTTATACTGTACCAACAGATAGAACTTCTATTATAAAAAGCATTCAAATAAACAATGATGATGCTTCTGCAATACAAGTTGAAATATCTGTTACTGATAATTCAGCAAGTGCCACATATAAAATTTATCATAAAGATTTAGCAGCAGATACAACAGATAATGGTGTTGTTTCTCCTTTAGTATTAGAGTCTGGAGATGTACTTAAAATACAAGCTGCAACAGCTAATAAAATTGAAGGTATGGTTAGTTATTTAGAAATATTTGACGAAAAAAGTGCTTAACAATCTAGCATTTTTATTGTATTTATGGAATTAGTACGAATACCAACTCAAGAACTTGATAAAACTTGGGGTTTAATAGATAAAGATATTAGACAAGCTCTTGCATATTCAAGTCAACTTACCGATTCAGATTTTGTTTTTGAAACTGCAAAACAAGATAAGTTTCAAGTATGGATTATCTGGGATAAAAACCAAAAGAAAACACTAGATAAATAATTGATTGCTAGACCAGGTTGGCAAAAAGTTTATAATAATTATGGGTACAAAAGAACCCATGTTGTTTTAGAAAAAAAAATTAAACAAGAGGAGAATACATGAGTTTTGGAGGAGGATCATCAGGAGGTTCACAACAAACAACACAAGCAGTAACACCTTATGGTGCAGCAGAACCAGCATTAGGACAAATACTTTCTGAAGCTACAAATTTGTATGGTCAAGGTGTAGGTGCAGCAGGTTATGTTGCTCCAACACAACAAACATTAAAAGGTCTTGCAGGACAAGAAACTATGGCAGGAGCTGCACAACAACAATTAGCAGCAACTCTTAGTGGACAATTTTTAAATCCTTTTCTTTCACCTTTAATACAAAAAACAGCATCAGATATTTCAACTGGTGTGCAATCACAATTTAGTGGTGCAGGTAGAACTCCAACAAGTCCTATGGCACAACAACAAGCACTAGCACAAGTTGCACAAGCTGCATTACCTTTAGCATTTCAAACTTATGGACAAGAAAGAGGCAGACAATTAGCTGTTGCATCACAAGCTCCAACATTATTACAAACAGGACAACAATTAGAAGCATTGCAAAGACAACAACAACTTGCACCTGCACAAGCATTACAACAATATGCAAGTCTTGTTACACCTATTGCATCTGGTTTTCCAACAACTATTGGTCAAGCTCAAACACAAGCCAATCCATTTACAACTGCACTTGGAGGTGCATTAGTGGGTGGACAATTTGGTGGTACTGGAGCTATTATTGGAGGAGTTGGTGGATTATTAGGAGGTCTATTATAATGGATAAAATTAATAAAATTATTTATGATATTCAAACTAAAATTAAAAACAAACCCTCAACACACATTTTTGTTTTATATATTTTAGTTGCAATCGCAATAATTGTATAAGGAGTTTAGATGCAATCATCTGAATCAAAATTAAAAAAATATGCTAGTATTTTAAATGATGTTGCACCTAAAGATCATTTTCTTGCATACATAAATAATAAAGAAGCCAACATATTAAAAAAAGCTGGTGGCTCTGGTATTATGACAGAGGCAGGTATTCCAAGCTTTGTTGAATATGGTGGTAGAGATGCTTTTGAAGGAGCAAAATCAACTGGAAGTGTGGGAGGAGATGTTGATAGAGGAAATAGAAATTCTAATGTTGATCCTAGTTTACAAGAAGCATTAAGAAAACAATCTGTCAAACAATCAGATCCTTCATTAGGAGATCCAGATCCAGAAGTAGATGTTGCTACAAAAGACAGACAAGATACTATTACAAGGTATAGTGATAATTTAAAAGCAAATATTGCTTCAAATCCATATAGTGTTTTAACTCCAACAGCAACTTTACTAGGAACAGCAATACAAACTGCAAGAGCTAGAAATATGTTGGGTCTTGATACAGATTTTGAAGATGTTTCTAACAATGGTAATAAAGATATAAATGTTGGTGGAGATGGAGAATTATCAAATCAACAAATAAATGAATTAGTTTCTTACGCACCTTTTTTAATTTCACAAACACAAGCTCCAAAATCAATGGTAAATAAGTATTTTCAGGATCTTGCAAAACAACAATCTGATCTTGCAAATTGGTCGCCAGGAAAACCTCCTCCAGATGGATATAGAGTTGTAAATATGTTAGGTGATACATTTTTGGAAAGAACATCTCCATCTATTCAAGAAATGCTTATGTTACCCTCTCCTTTAAGTACAAATTTGCAAACAGGCTATAATAATGCTAAAAGTACTATTCAAAGCATATTAAATGTTCAATCTGTAGAAGATCAATATGGTTTTGCTAAACAACAAAATTTACTAAACTTAAATTTAACAGGATTAATATAATGTCATTATTAGATAATTTAAAAAGATTTCTTTATGGTTCACCAGGCATGACGTCTATAGATACTGGTGATTTACTTGCTACTAATCAACAAACTCAAGGTTTAATTGGCACAGGTGGTGAATCTGGTGGTGGGTTATTACAACAAAATTTTAATCAAATGAATCAAGGTAAAGGTTTATTAAGTAATATACCTGAAGGTGCTTTATTAGGTGCTGCATTATATGGTCAAGGTATGAAAGGTAAAGATCCATTAGAAGGAGCATTTCCAGCTTATATTCAAGCAGCTAAAGCAAGAAAATTATTTGAACCTAAAAAAACTGAATTACAAAAAAATTTAGAAGCTGCTGGATTTAAATCAGGTACACCAGAATATGCTGCTGCTTTACAAAGTTATTTATTTAAAGGAAAAGAAAATACTTTAGGAAAAGAAGCTCTAGCTTTATACAACGAAAGTAAAACTGTAGATAACTTTGAAAATTGGTACAAAAAATTACCTGGAAATAAAAAACAATTATGGAATAAATATATTAAAGGTAATGAAGATTTATTTACGCAAATTTTAATGAATAATATGCCTAATTCAGGAGTAGTACCAGATATTAAAACACCTGATTTACCAAAATTAGAAATTACCAATGATATGATACAAGCTGTAATAGATGCTAATGGTGGAAATATTTCAAGAGAACAAGCTATAAAAGCTATAGAAGAAGATTATAAAAAAAATCCTGATAAATATATGTAGAGGTATAAATGGCTACCATAACTGTACCTAACTTCAAAAAAGAAAACGAATTAATAGTTCCTACATTTGAAAAGAAAAAAAAAGAAGAAGATCAAGAAGAACCAAAAACACAATTAGAAAAAGATTTTCCTAATATGTCAGTATCTGAAATTATTGATACTGGTGGTAAGGGATATACAGAAGAAGAAAAGTTAGAAAATATAATTGTACCAGATGTAAGTAAAAAAGGTTTTTTTGAAAAAGCATTACCTATTACATATAAACAAATAGAATATATTTGGAAAGAACCTATTGGTTTATCTGAAGAAAATAAAAAAATATTTCAAAAATTAATTGGAGATGAAGATACACTTCTTGGTAAATATAATAATATATTATTAGATAGTTTATCTGCTGGAATTGATACAACCTTAAGAACTCTAAATACTGCTGGTTTTGCATTTACTGGATTTGCAGGAGATGCACTTAATGGAATATATGAAGCTATAGATAAAAATCCAAATGGTGCAGGAGAAAGATTAACAAGAGATTTAAACATTATGTTAATTGATATGATGGGTAGATCAGGTACTTCATTTTCATCTGTTCCTAAAAAAAATAATACTCTTAAAAGCAAAAAAACTAATGAAGAATTTACTGATGTATTTGCTTATGCAAATAAAAATCCTGAAAACAAAATAGAAGTAAAAAAAAATATAGAAAAAATTATAGATAACGAACTTACTGAATTAAAAAAAAGTGATACTATTATTGGAGAATCTTTAAATACTGTTAATAAAACAATAGAAACAAATAAAGTAAAAGAAATTGTAAAAGCAAAAGATGAAGTACCTCAACAACCTAAAACTATAGATACTATTGAATCTATAAATAGATCACCTGCCTTAAACCAAAAACTTGTAGATCAAATTACTGAAGCATCTGTTAAGTTTGCAAACGAAGAAAATATTAAACTTGTACCTACTAAAGAAAAACCTTTATCACTTCAAATGCAAGAAATATTTTTATCTGATAAATATGATGCTCCTTATGTAATAAGAAAAATTGCAGAAGATAATAAAATACCAGTAGATACTTTTTTAAATTATATATTTCCTAGTGTAAGTAAATCAGCAAAAGAAATGGCTGCATGGTCAAGAGCTTCAAGATATTTAAAAGATAAATTAGATCCAACTGGACAATTAGTTGCAGCAGGTGAAAGACCTTTATTTAGTGTTTTAAAAAGATTAGATAATATAAGAAGGGGTTTATTGGTTACAAGAATTGCTACTGCTGTTCGTAACTATGCTTCTCAAACAGCTAGAATAACAATAGATTCTTTACAAAATCTTATAGATTTTGGTATGCAACAAGCAATAAAACCATTTGTAAAACCAGATCAATTTGCAAAAAATCAAGTAAGTCCTTTAACATCATTAGATCAATTAGTTACTAATTTTAAACAATGGAAACCATCACAATTTAAAAAAGTAAGAAAAGAAACTGATAAAATATTAGATCAATTTCCTAGTGAAAAAAATAGATTATTCTTAAGATATGCTTCTGATATTGTTGTTACTGGAAAACAAGGAGTAAATAGTAAAGTAAATAAATTTTTTGATAAAGCACAAGCAGGTGTAGATTTTTTAAACTTTTTTAATAAAACACAAGAGTTTATTACAAGGAGAGCTGTTGTTATGTCAAGGTTAGATGAATTAATAAAAGCTAATCCTGAATATTATAGTAATAAAAATTTAAGACAAATTTTAAAAGATGGTGAACAATCAAAAATTAGAATGTCTGATGTTGCTAATGCAGTAGATAAAGCATTAGAAGTTACATTTGCAAAAGAGTTTAATTCATATAAACAAAAAGGTGGAATATATGAAAGTATTGCAGCAGAAACTATAAGAGTTATTAACAATCTACCTTATGTATTAACTGCAATAATTCCTTTCCCAAGATTTTTAATGAACTCTTTAAGGTTTCATGCAGAATTTTCTCCATTAGGTTTTTTAAGATTTCTTTCAAGAAAAGATAGAGCTAAAATAGCAAAAGGAGATACATCAGGATTATCAAGAGCATTAATAGGAACAGCAATGTTATTTGCTGCTATGGCTTTAAGAAAACAAGATTATGCTGGTGAAAAATGGTATGAGTTTAAAGTGGGAGATAGAACTATTGATACAAGACCTTACAACCCATTAGCTGCATATTTATTTGTTGGTGATGTTATTAATAGATTAAGAGATGGAACATTTAGAAATGTTGATCCAAAAGATGTTATTATGGTTTTTGCAGGAGTAAGAGGTACAACAGGATTATATTTATTTGATCAAGTTGTAGATTGGGTAACAGGTTCAAACATAAAAGCAGGTGCTGCTGAATGGAATAAAAGATTTAAAAAATTCATGGGTGAATTATTAGCTGGTTATTTAACACCTTTACAAAATATTACAGATGCTATGGCTGAATTTTATCCTGATATGCGTATATCAAGAGATACATCTGAAGTTCCTTTTAAAGGTGCATTTAAAAAAAGATTTTTAGATACAGATTTACCTGAAGCTACATCACCTACTAATTATATAATTGATAAGAATGGTAATATTAAAGCTGCACCTTATGTAAAAGAATCTCCTTTGTTTGGACAATTTTCAGGATTAAGATTTATAACTGCAAAAAATGAAGCAGAAAAAGAATTTGATAAATTACAAATAAAATATAACGAAATATTTAAATCAACTGGAATACCAGAATTAGACAGAGCATATAAAGATATTTATTCTTATTATGTTGGTAATGGTATTTCTAATTTTGTTAAAACTCCATATTACCAATCACTATCATTTAACCAAAAAGTTTTTGTTATAAAAAAAATGTTGAATTCTGCAAAAAGAGCAACCAAAAAACAATTACAATCTGACACAGAATTAGCTCCATATTTATTACAATATAATTTTAATAAATTAAGTAGAGAAAAAAGAAGAATAATAAATGATGTTATAGGTATTGATTATATCAATTCTTTAATAGATGGTCTAAAAGATAAAGATTTAAATAAAGTTATAGTTCCAAAATTTAACAAGGATTAAAATGCCAACACAATCTCAAAAAAATTCTCAAGACATAATTAAATTACAAGGTGAACTAAAATTAGTACATCAAAAGATTGACACTATAAAGAACAACCATCTTGTTCACATGGATGACAAGATAAATAACATATATAAAATCTTATGGTTCGTAGCTGCGTTAAGCATATCAAGTCTAGTCAATCTAGTCTTAAGTCTAATCAAATAGATATTTCTGCAAGACAAAAGAAAACATCTATTAAAGGTGTGGTGGGTGAATATGAAGCGATAGCAAGGCTAACAAAACAAGGATTTTATGTAGCAAAAAGTTGTGATCCAGCTTGTCCATTTGATATTGTTATAGTAGATAAAGATGGTAAAATACAACTGCTAGACATAAAAACAATTACCTATAGAAAAACAAATAGAGGTAAAAGTTTAAAAGACAAACCTAAAGGTTCTTATAAGATTTGTAGAAGTCCTACTAGAGAACAAAAAAGATTAGGTATAAAATTAATAATGGTAGATTATGAAAAATAGACCTTTAAACATATCAGAGTCTGCTGCTGTGCAGATGCCAATGAAGACAGTTGCTTCTTTGATAGTGCTTGTTGCAGCAGGGGTACTAGCTTTTACAGAAATAACTGCAAGGCTTGTATCGTTAGAAACTTCAAGAGAGCTGTTTCAAAATGATTTGCTTAAAAAAAGTGAACAAGTGCCTGTCGATCAAGAACAAATATTTTTAATCGAAGATTTGTATAAAACTGTAGAGAAAATGGAAAAAACTCAAGAGATGAATATGACAAACAAAGTTAATATAGAATTTCTTGCATCACAATTAGAAAAAGCATTAGCAGATATTGAAATGTTAAAAGATAAAGTTAGAGAAAATGGAAAAAATTACTAATGATTGAAACTGTAGTAGCATTATTAATGATTGTTAATAACGAAATTAAAGAACATAGAATACAAGAATCTATGTCAATGTGTTTGAAACATAAAAGAATAGCCATGAGAGGAGAAACAGGCACAAACATTCAACACCAATGTATTAAATCAAAAGCAGAATTAGAAAATAATATAGATGGTAGTAAATCAATTAAAAAATTAATATTAGAATGATAGATAAATATATATACAAAATTTTAGGTTTTTTTGATGGGTGGATGAATAAATTAGATCAAGTATTTTTCCCACCAAAAAAGAAAAGAAAAAAGAGATGCAAAGATTGTCATTGCAAATGTCATTGTAATGAAGAATTACATACACATTGGTATGATGGTGATCTATGTACCTGTGATAACTGCAAACATTAAGGATTTTATGAGGTGTAATTATGGAAAGATTTATGCTAATACTAGAATGCTTATGCAGAAGATTATATGGTCTTGTTTGGAGATGGCGAATAAGATTAACAACAAACTTGGAGAGAAAAAATGTACGAAGAACTAAAAGAAGAAATAAAATTACATGAAGGTTTTGTACCAAGAGTATATAAAGATAGTCTTGGCAAAAGAACCATTGGGTATGGACACTTATGTGTAGAGCCTGAACAATGGAATGATGATAAAGAATATACAAAAGAAGAACTAGAAACTGTCTTTGAAAAAGATTTTAATGAGGCTCTTAACAATGCTGAACATTTAATATCTGATAGAAGTATTAATGATACAGCTAAAGAAGTTATTATTGAAATGGTATTTCAATTAGGCATTGGTGGTGTAGGTAAATTTAAAAATATGTGGTCTGCTTTGGATAGAGAAGATTATGGTGAAGCATCATTTCAAATGTTAGACTCACTATGGGCTAAACAAACACCAGCTAGAGCAGGTAAATTAGCTGGTAAAATGAGAGCAGCAAAGGAGGCATAATGTGGTTAAATTTAGCAGCTAAATTAGTTCCAGGCATGATTAAAACTGGTATGTCTATTGCATCTAATAGAAGAAAAACAAAAGAATTAGAGTCAGTAGCAGAATTAAAGTTAGCTGAACGCATGGCTAATGGTGAAGTAGAATTTAAAAAAGCTGTTATTGATTCACATAGAGGAGATTGGAAAGACGAATTCTGTTTGGTGCTAATCTCAATTCCTCTGCTTTTGTTAGCTTGGTCTGTATTTAGTGATGACCCTGACATACAACAAAAGATAGATATATTTTTTGATAAGTTTGCAAATCTTCCAGTTTTTTACCAGGCTTTAGTGGTGGGAGCTTTTAGTACGATACTTGGTATTAAAGGTGTTTCTACATTTAAAAAAAAATAAATGTCTGACAGTATAGATATAATTAACGAATATAAGGATCAGGTTCGTATTCTCAAACAAGAGGTTGCAGAATTACAAGATGCTGGTAAATCTAAAGATTCTGCTAACAAAAGATGTTTGCAGAAATTAGAACATTTAACCAAAGACCTTGAAGATGCTAACGCAAAAATCAAAAAGTTGGAGGAGATAAAGGATGATAAATGAAAGTAATGCTTACAATAGTTATGTGCAGCACTCTAGCCAACTCTTGCCTAGAACCATACACATACCCTAAAGTTTATAACACTTATTACGATTGCTTATTGGATGGCTATCAAAAGTCATTAGATAAAACTAAAGAGATAGGCAAATCTGAAACTAATAAGTATCAGATATATTCAAAGTTTGGTTGTATGGAAGTTATTGTTCCTCCACCTAAACCTAAAATAAAAGCATGATATATTGTGTAGTATGGAAAAGAGATGATAAATATGAGATGTTTACTAACACAATATTTCAATCTGAAGAAAAAGCTATAGAATTTAAAGACAAACAAAAATCTATGCGTAAAAAACATGATTGCAGAGTTGTAGAATTTGATTATAAATACTTTGATGGAGTAGATAAAATAGATTAATGGCAATAGATAAATCAAAAATGAAATGTAATTCACCTAGACGACAAGTACAGGGTGGTAAAAAATTTGTAGTCAAAGCCTGTAAAGGTGGAAAAGAAAAGATTATTAGATATGGTGATGCCAACATGACAATCAAAAAGAATAACCCTGCAAGAAGAAAAAGTTTTAGAGCAAGGCACAGATGTGCTAGTGCAAAAGATATATTTTCTGCAAGATATTGGTCTTGTAAAAAATGGTAAGGTCTATTATAAAATTAATAGTCAAAGCAAGAATGCTGT